AGAAATACTTAATTGGGATGACGTCGCAGAAAAATTAGACACTGACGACGGCATAATGCAAGAACCAGATATGAACTGGATTCTTGAATATATTACCGCTAATTACGGTGGTAACTTAGATAACACTAGTAGCTGGGCACAAGGTGCTGAAGGCTTACTAGTATATACTGAAACAACTGCAGATAGTTATGATGTATACGCGTGTACTAGCGACCATAATGGTCCTAGAGATTTTGCTAGTGATATATATTACTATGCTGATGGCCAAGAATTTGCCGAAAGAATATTAGATACATTATGTAACAACCAAGATGTATGGGTTGCTGAGCATATATGGGATGAAATCGAAGATGATTTAGATTGTGAACTAGCACAATGGTGGCAAGATGTATACGACGGTTTACATGAAGACAAAGTTGAAGAGTTAATTAGCGACGGCTACGAATACGAAGACTAATGGCTACAAGAAACTTAACAATGGTAGTGAACAGAAAACACTACGAAGATTTTACAGAAAGAATGATGGATATTACTCCATATTCTATGACTGAATACAGTCAAGTTAATATGTATTTACACCATGATGGTTATCCTGAATGGCAAGGTATACA